TTTTTGGACTGATAAAAAAATAAGAATTAATCGCTTTAATACACAGAAGAATAAACTATCGAAATTATTAGGTTCTGGGTATGATGAATCTAAAAGCGAGTTTGATAATATGATTGACAACAAATATAGAATCATATATGATTGTGGTCAATGTAAGTTTACATATTATTCATAAAAATAGAGGAGTAAGTTTCCCTACTCCTCTATTTTCAAACTACATAATAATCAGCAACAATTAAAGGATGTTGTTGACAAGAGTTCTGCGATAATATAGGTTAGTGCTCTGGATCAACTGACCGGGAGTGTAACCATTGGGGTTAGCGCCAAAAGCGAATGGATTGGCGACGACCCCGTATCTGGTTTTGAAGCCGATTTTCGGTTGAAAGGTATCCTGACCAACTGCACGAACCATCTGTAATGGAACATATGGGCAGTAGAACAGACCAGCATCAAATGCTGAAGCACCCTTATAACCAACAGTCAGATAGTTACCAGCAGCATAGGGATCGATATAGACGCGAATGCGACCATTAAGAACACCAGCGAAGGTATTACCTGTATCATCGACTTCAAGGTTATTGCTGTTAAGAGCAGGAGCGTAATCAAGAACACCGGCCATCTGAAGAGCAGAAGCAACGTCAGAAGAGCAGATCATGATATTGCCCTTACCACGACGGGTGTCTTTGGCAATACGGTTAGCTTCACGCTCGATCTGGAACATCAGACCCTTGAACTTCTCAACTGACCAACGACCATTTGAGTCGATATCAAGATCGAAAGTGCCTGCAGTGGTGGTTTCAGCAGCACCCTGATTAGCGGTTAGATTGATGGTACGAACGATTTCGCGGTTGATTTCAGCAAGAATTTCTGCTGAAAGGATGGTTGATAGTTCAGTCTCAGCATCCAGACCGTGAATTGCCTTCAGATCCTGAGCTAGTTCGATGGTGTATTCAGCCTTCAGGGCGCGTGACTGAGCGGTCACGGTAACCTTGTCGATGCTGAAAGCCATCTGGTTGAAGTCAACGTTACCAGTTGAACCAAGAGCTTCTGACTGAGCAGAATTAGCACCACCAGCAAAGTTATAGGTCTGTGAGTTGCCTGAAACAACAGTGGCGGTGTTCACACCGTAGATGCCACCCCAAGTCTGATTGGCTTGGCCAACGACCTGAGTATTGCCTGTGCGACCATAGGTTGACTGGCCGGTGTTAGCTTCGTTGTAGAAGGCATTGGCACCGCTCTGATTGTCGTACTGAGGACGAAGAGCAAAGATCAGGCCGGTAGGACCAGTCATTGGCTGAACGCCGCAAATGTCATAAGCAATCAGGTTAGGCATTGCACGACGAACTAGTGAAATTAGAACTGGATCATAGTTCTGTACGCCACCAGAAAGTGATGTTGCAAGTGAACCTGAAGTCTCAGACAGCATTGATGTCTGACCGCCCTGATTGCCCTCTTCCATAAGAGCACGTTCGGTGTTCTCTAGAAGCTGTGCAATGACAGAACGCTTGTGGTTGTTCTCGATACGGGGCAGAGCGTCATGCTCAAGAATAGCACTCCACTTCTGTTGAATTTCTGAATGTAAGCTCATTTTAGTAACTCCCTTATTCTTTTTTGAGTTATTGTTTATTTATACTAATTAAACTTTTGAGATTCTCGCAAGATGTTCAGCATACACTTTCATGTTTGAAGGAACATTTGCCTTTGTGTCTTCCTCTGCGAAGAAATCTTCAGTTAGAGGTTGAGCAGCAGTATGTGACTTCTTAGATGAAAAGTATGATTCTTTGATTGTTTCCGCCTTGGAAACGAAATCGCCCACATCAGCAAAGCTAATGTTTTCTGCCAGAGACTTAAACTTTTCTCTATCAGAGATAGTCATACCCTCTGTCATTTCGGCAACGATTTCACCGATTTGAGAATATTCAATCTTTTCTGAAAGAGAAATGTTCTTTTCAACTTCCTCATTTAGACGATGATTGAGATTCTCAATTTCTTCGGCCATCGAAGATAAAACGTCTTCGCGGTCTTCAGAAACTGTTACATAATTGGTCTCAAAGAGATTCTTCAATCCAAGAAGGAACTCTTCAGCCATTTCGACCTTAAGACCATTATCAATAGCTAGTTCATTATCTGCAACCCACTGATTGGCTACATATGACATATACTTGTCAACGGACTCAACTAATTCTTCATGAACATGATCAATAGCTTCTTCTAGAGCAGCAGTATATTGCTCCTCAAGACGAGATTCCATAATAGCCAGACGTTGATTAACTGCAGCTTCATAAACTACAGCAGCACGGTTCATAAGATCTTCTGACATCTCTTCGCCAGTGAAGATTTCTTCAACGTGCTCACGAGCAACAATAGGCTTTACAGCAGTTGCAGCATGAGTTGTTGTATCATAAGTTTCACCGCCATTTAGATTTTTATCCGCTGAACGCTTATTGACAGAATCAGTAGTTGATGATACTGCCTTATAAACATTAAGAACTTCTTCATGACTGCGTGATTGAAGATCATTCATCAACTTAGCCAGAACTTCTGATTTAGTTGTCTGTGAATATTCTGTTTCGCCTGCTGACTTGTCGGCACCACGCTTTGCGATACCTTGAATTGCAGGCTCTGGAAGTTCACTTTGACCATCAACTGACTTGAAATTCTCATCAAGTTCATGGCTTTGCTTTCTAGTTGCCATTGGTTTACTCCTTTGTTTTATCTATTTATAAAATCTTTATTTTGAAGATAATCTACGAAGATAATGCTCAAAATATGCGATGCTATTTTCATTGATGGCAGATACAGTCATCTTTTTCATTTCCTGCTTTGTCTGTTCAATAAACTGTTGTGCTTGCCAAGAATCATTAGATGAATCATAAACCCAGTTTACATTTTCCATGATTCCGCGAACGAATGCTTGAGGTGCCGAAGGGTCTGCAACAACATCTGCAGCAGTAGCCAGAACAAAATCGTCCTTGACTTCCATGATGCCATCTTTACCCTCAACCACTGAACCCATACCTCTTGATGACATACCAAGTCTGGCACCATCTTCAATTAGACCGGCAACAATCTGACCATAAGGTGTACTGGTTACTTTCATACGACCAATAACATTGTTGCCATCCCATTTAAGAGATTCATGAAGTCCACAAACTCTTTCTAGATTGATATTTGGTCCCTGAGGATGTCCAAGTTCAGCATATGCACGGTTTTCTTTAATATACTTTCCAGTATATTTGTTCACAGCATTTTCTAGAATTGATCTACCATAACGGCGACCATTTCTATTTGGTTCCTCTGCCATCATGAAGATGCCTTCTAGATACAGATTCTTCTTGCCATCTTCTCTGGCTTCTGAAATAACACGAATTTCTTCAATGTTTTCGGTGATCAGTTTCATTTCTTAGACTCCAGCCGTATTATAAGCATACTTGGTTAGAACAAGAGCGATAGAAGATTGAGTATTGGCTGTATTCGCAGTGATATTAGCAGCATTGTTTGATCCCATCAAAAGAAGACCCTCGGCAGAAACATCCCATGTTCCACTAGTTCCTGCTGGTGCTTGGAAAATTACATTAGATCCTTGCTTTACAACCCAATCGCCTGTCCAAAGAATACGAGCAAGTGCCATACCAGTTACAGTTTCAACTGAACTATTTGGAGAAGCGATATTTGCTGTGGTATATGTTACATTGGCGGTGTCGAATGTTCCGACATGACCACCGATTTGATTTTTAATGATCGGCATTATTCTTCTCCTGTATTATAAGAAGATCTTTTTTTCTTTGCTCGAATAATACCAGATGTTCTATTAGCAAATTTTCTGCGATTTTCATCTGCTGCATCAAGATCAACATCTCGGTTTATTTGATATTGAGCGATTTGCTTTCCTCTATCTTTTCCGGCAGGTTTCAGATATGATTTAATTCGTTCTTTTGTATCAAGAACTTCATCAATATGTTCGAGATTATCCTTTAATAGATTACGGAATACAACATTAACCGCTTCCTTCATGGTCTTCTTACCACGAAGTTTCTTGAAATCATCAGAATCTAAATGTCCATTATGATTAGCATCTAATTTATTTTGATTACCAATTAGTTTCTTTTCGATAATGGTATATGCACCAGATTCGATCATCTCTTGCATATTTGTATCTGCTTCCATTTCAGTCAAAGGCTCAGATTCGAATGAATCTCCCTCAGCAGTTTCTGCATAGAGATAGAAATTCTCTAAAGATTCTTTTCTATAATTTACAGAACGATGAATCGAAACATTGGTTGCTTTTTCAAAAGGAGTTCTTACATCTTCTGGAGGTTTTGGAGTTGTGTCTGTTATTCTTATGTTAGTAAGTCTTGGATTACCTTTTGCGTCCTTACGACGAACGAAACTGGGATATTCATCGCTTTCATTAACTGCAGTTTTGCGTTCAGCAGTATCTTTTTGAACAGGAGGGGTATCGGCTGGATC